AGATGCTCAGGAGTCTCGTGGGCTCGGAGATGTGTATAAGAGACAGATATGTATATTTGTATTGCAATAATTAAACAAACAGTATAACTGATAAATAATAAGAACTATGGCAATAGAAAAGAGAAATCAGTTAAGCGAAATCATGAATTTGGCTTGGCAAATGGTAAAAAGAAACGGCTACACGATGAGTGAAGCATTAAAAGTAGCATGGACTAATATCAAACTTCGTGCATTGCTTCAAAAGAAGATAGTAGAGTTCTATTTCAAAAAAACAGACGGCACGTTACGCCAAGCGTTCGGCACTCTCAAAGAGGGGCTAATCGGTGAGGTAAAAGGCACAGGCAGAAATCTAAATGACAATTTGCAAGTTTATTGGGACACTGAAAAAGAAGAATACAGGTGTTTCAAGAAATGCAATCTGGTTAGGTTCTCGAAATAAAGGCCACAATGACAAGACAATAATAGCGAGTTGGGGCTTCGGCCAACGTTTCTTGCAATGATGCCCCCACCGTCAAATGGGCGGTGGGGTTTGGATGAATGACCGTGCAAATACAAGTATTTTACAACAACGCAGGGATTGTCACAAATAAGATTTTAATTTACTCCGTTGTGATTTATAGTATTATTACCTTTGAGAATACCATTTTTTCAAAGGTATTTTTATGCAAAGAGCCAAGATAGACATACAGAAAGTTTTACCCAATGAAGGACAGATAGAAGGACTTCCGAGAAATCCCCGTCTCATCAAAGACGAGAAGTTCCGGAAGTTATGCCGTTCTATCCAGTCGCTTCCTGAAATGACGGAAGCGCGTGATATTCTCGTTTATCCGTATCAAGGCAATTACGTTGTGATTGGCGGTAATATGCGGTTGCAGGCCTATAAGCATTTGAACTGGCGAGAAGTCCCTTGTTGCATATTGCCTGAAAACATACCGGTGGAAAAGCTCCGGCAGATGCTTATCCAGGACAACAATCCTTTCGGAGAAACAGACTGGGACGCTTTGGCTAATGAATGGGATAGCATAGAGTTGGATGAATGGGGCTTTGACGTGTGGCAAGAACCGAAAGAGGAAAAGGCCAAGGCTAAATCCCCAAAAGAAACATCCGAAGAAAAGCAAGAACAGCCGGACTTCTTTGCTGCCATGTTAGGCGACCGCATATATGACAGTAACAATGAGTTTGACATACCGAACTTGCTCCTTGACCGCCAGCCTACAAGCGGCTTGTTGCTGCCTTTTGCCGGATGGGGAGCGGACACGAGGGCGAAGAAGGGCATATCCACTTATCATTTCTATGTGGAGGATTACCGCTTCACCAACATTTGGAATAATCCCGTATCGGTATTGGATAGCGGATGCACCGAACTTGTAGAACCTAATCTTTCTTTGTTCGACACTACGCCGATAGCTTACGGCTTGCAGCTCATATACATGAAGCGTTGGATTGCCCGTTTCTGGCAGGAATGCGGTGCAAAGGTGTATGCCGACTTGAACGTGGCGCAAAAGTTCTACAAGTATAACCGTTTGGGTATTCCTGACGGTTACAATGCTTTTGCCACACGTGGTTATGCCGACAGGCAGGAATATTTGAAGATGGAAATACAAATCGCCCGTGAAATATCCGGCAGGGATAACCCGAATATGATAGTTTACGGTGGTGGCGAAAAGATAAAGGAACTGTGTGTACAGAACAATGTGCTTTATGTGGATCAGTTTATGGCTAACAGAGTCAAGAAAGGAGGCAAAAATGGCTAAGACGGCAGGAGGAGTAAGAGGTGGTAGCGGTAAAAATAGAAGCAAACAAGAAAGAGCGATTGCTATAGCAGAAGGAACTATAAGGCGTAATAAATATGAAACGGCTGTCGCATACGATAGTAAAGGAAATCTGTTGCTGAACAAAAAAGGTGGTTCTCGTTCTGTTAGATTTACTAATAGCGAAATTGCAAAACTGAAAGATTCTGTGTTTACACACAATCATCCCAGCGCATTAGGAAAGACCGGAGTTAGAGCGATAGGGACTTCCTTTAGCCATCAAGATTTAACATTTGCTGTTGGTGCGAATCTTAAAGAAATAAGGGCTGTTACACCTACATACACGTTTTCTATTAAACGACCTAAAAACGGATGGGGCGTGTCGCCACAACGAGTGAAAGCGGCTTATAGCAGAGCAGAAAAGGAAGTAAGGATGGAAATGGATAAATACCTAAACAAAGTTGGTCGCACAAGAACATCTTACGATAGGGCTAACGCAAGCTATTATAATCAAATAAACAAACGTGTAGCTGATAAATTTGGATGGAAATACTCACATAAAAAAGGATAATGGCTAAATTTGCATTATGTCTAAAATCTTGTAACATGGATAAATCGGTAATAGAAAAGAAAATTAAAGAGAAACTCGATGAGTATGGATTTGTGGAAAGTGATTTAACACCGTCTGAACTTGAAGAACTCAAGGAAGAGGTTGAAGCAGAGCTGAGTGGTCAAACCGTACTTGACGGTGTGTTATTCAATATTCCATACTATGAGCGTATAGCAATGAGAGAAAAGCAATAATAAGTATTTGAATAATTAAAATCAAGCGTTAAACAAGCGTTTTGGCAGGAGAATACGAACATATAAAAGGCAAAGGCAACCGCTTTTCAAGCACCAACCAGCCACAAAATAGAGGCAGGAAGCCCAAGCTATACACCATTTCCAAGAAAGCCTACGGGCTATCTTACGAGGAGTACAAAGAAATGCGCATGTATTTGATGCAACTTTCCAAAAAGGAATTGGAGGAGCTTGCGAAGGATGAGAGCACTCCCATGTGGGTTGTCATCCTTTGCCGTGCCTATATAAAGGGGGCGGCCAAAGGGGATGCCCGTTCATTGGAAGAAACAAAGGCGGATTTATGGATCAAGGACATTGCGGCTACCAAGATCGACGTGACGACCAACGGCAAGGACATAGGACAGCAGATAGTTTTCTCGCCTACACCTTTGTCGGAAAAAGATATTCAGGAAATAAAGGATATTCAGAATGGCAACAAAGAAGATAGCAACGACACCGGTATATCAGAAACTTGATGCCGCCTACCGTTCGGGCAGGTACAATGTGTTCGTGTTGGAAGGCGGCTCTCGTTCCAGCAAGACCTATTCCATCATTCAGTTCTGGATAAGGTACGCCTATGAACACCAAGACCGGGTAAGGCGTGTTATCGTCTCTCGTCTGAAAGCCACATGGATAACGGCTACCGTATTGAAAGACTTCCTCGATGTGCTGAAAGACTACGGCCTGTATGACAAGCGAAACCATAACAAGTCGGTGGGTGCAGGCGTATATACACTCTATACTACTGAATTTTGGTTTTTGGGATTGGACGATGAGCAACGCATACATGGTATGAAATCGGATGCCTTCTGGATTAACGAGGCAGTAGAATCCAGCTTCGACGATTACGCCCAACTGATGCAACGTTGTTCCGGATTTGCCATCCTCGATTATAACCCGTCATACGATGAGCATTGGATTTACGACAAAATATGCAAGCGTGAGAAAACACGGTATATGCACTCTACCATGCTTGACAACCCTTTGATTCCCGACAATGCCAAGGAGCAGATTCTAAGCTATGAGCCTACGGAGTATAACATTCAGCATGGCACGGCGGACAAGCGCAAATGGCAGATATACGGACTTGGGAAGCGTGCAAGTCTTGAAGGACTTATCTATGAAAATTGGGGTTATTGCATGGAGATACCGTCAGGACTTTCAAAACGTGGTTACGGCATGGACTTAGGTTTCACGTTAGACCATACGGGGATTGTGGAGTGTGCTTTTGACGTACAAACGAATACGCTGTACTTACGTGAACTGTGTTATCGCACGCACATGGAGGCGGCAGACATCATCAAATTCTACAAGCGGAAACAGCCGATGCGTGTCATGTCAGAAAGTGCCGATCCGCGTCTTGTGAGCGAGATACATAACGCTGGGATAAGGATTTACTCTGTCGTCAAAGGGCAAGGCAGCGTGGAAGCCTCTATTTCTGTGATGCACGGTTACAGGATTATGATCACAGAAGACAGCGTAAACCTGATAAAGGAGATAAAGAACTACACATGGATGTTTGATGATAAAATAAAGAAGTTCATCAACAAGCCTGCTGACGGACAGGCTGACCACTTGCTTGATGCGGCAAGGTATTGGGTAATGGGTGAACTTATGGGACGAATTAAGCAGCCACGAGACAATTCAGGAATATTCGCACACTAAAAATATTGAGATATGAGGACGATAGACGAAGTTTTAAGAATTGAGGATATAGACCAAAAGATAGCCTATCTGAAAAAAGGTCGCAAGACGGAACTTCCCGATGCGGTAAAGCTCTATAACGACTGGAATCCCAACCGGCACGAGATAATCACAGACAAGGAGAAGTATCCGAAGATTAAAATCACGGTCGAGAAGGAGAAAGAAGTCTATGATGAAAAAACAGGCAAGACAACTACCATTCCGAAAAAGACAAAGGATGTGGAGCCGAACCGTATCGCTCTGCCCATTGAGCAGGACATTGTGAACATTCAGACTGCTTTTACTGTCGGAACAGAACCGAAGATGAACTGTGAACCGGAGGAAAGCGAACAGGGCTTGTTCTCTGCTCTGAAAAAGGTATTAGAGAAGAACAAAATTAAGTACCAGAACAAACGTATTGTGCGCTCGTGGCTTTCAGAGCAGGAGTGTGCCGAATATTGGTACGTGGTAAAAGATGATGGCTTCTGGGCGAAGTTGAAACGCAGGATTGGCAACCTTTTCGGTACATCCGCTCCCGAATACCGCCTGAAAAGCGTGATATGGTCGCCGTTCAGGGGTGACAAGCTCTATCCATTCTTTGACGATAGCAACAATTTGGTGGCTTTCTCCCGTGAGTATAAGAAGAAGGATTTGGACGATATGGAGATTACTTGTTTTATGACCATTACGGCAGATTCCGTTTACCAATGGGAACTTACCGACGGTTGGAAGCCTATTCCTTCATTCAAGCATGGTTTCAAGAAGCTTCCTGTTTTGTATTGCTACCGTCCGGAAGCCTATTGCGAGAAGATAAAGACGCTCCGGGTACGTCTTGAAAAGCTGATGTCAAATTATGCCGACTGTATAGACTATCACTTTTTCCCTATCCTGATGCTGTTCGGCGATGTGCAAAACTTTTCGGGTGAATTTAAAAACAGAGTGGTTGAGCTTACCGGAGAAGGGGCGAATGCGCAATACCTGACGTGGAACCAGGCGAGCGACACGGTGAAATTGGAGTTGGATTCGCTCATTGAGAAGATATACTCGATGACCAACACACCGCGTATCTCCTTCGAGAACCTGAAGGGAAGCGGAAATGCCCTCTCCGGCGTGGCATTCGATTACGTTTTCCTTTCCACTCATCTAAACGTGGAAAATTTGGCGGAGGTAATCGGCGAGTTCATGCAACGGCGCGTTAATTTCCTTGTCTCCGCACTTGGCTCCATCAATTCCAGCCTTGAAAAAGCATCTGAAACGATTGATATTGATGTGGAGATAGAGCCTTACCGCCTTGATAGCATCGATGACCGGGTAAGCACAGCGGTTAAAGCTGTTAGTGGTAATGTGTGGTCGCAGAAGCATGGCGTACTGTTCGCTGGGAATGCAGATAGATTGGAAGAAGAACTCCAGCAAATCAAGGAAGAACAAGGGGAAAAGCAACGCATGGAGATTGAAAAGCAGAGCAAAATGTCACAGAATAAGCCTCAAAATGAGAATCGGCCAGCAGTGTAGTATCGACAAAATGTTAGTTCGGAGAATAGCGGTATCTTTTAGGGTATCGCTATTTTTGTTTAATTCATGACAATCACGCGTTTGTCACGTATTATTCTTTCCTAAATTTCTTTTTTATTTTCCACATTCGTAATTTTACCATAGGAATTTATTAATCAAACTCATACGGTATGAAAGAGAAAATCTTAGTAGCACTGAAAACGAAGTATAAAACCTTTGGGTTTAGTGAAAAGGCGTTTGACGGGGTGGCCGACTACTTATCTAAAACCGTAACTGAAGAAAGTCAGATAGAAACCGCCATCGACGGGGTCGAAGGGCTTTTTAAGGGTTTTCAGGGAGATGTTGATTTTGTACGAAACGAAAAATCGGGTCTGCAAAAGCAATTGGAAGAACTGAAAAAGAAAATCGAGAATCCCAATCCTCAACCTAAACCGAAAGAAGAAAAGAAAGACGATGTACCGGCTTGGGCGCAAGCTATCATTGATTCAAACAAAACTCTTTCTGAAAAACTTGCCGGTTACGAGCAGGAACGTGTGCAGGCTCAACGTAATGCGCAAGTATCTGCTAAGGCAAAGGAGTATGGTATTCCCGAAACACTTGTACCCATGTTGAACATTCCGAACGATGCGGACTTGGATACATTTATGAAGGACGCAAAGCAAACGTTTGTCAATGCGGGATTTCAAGGTGTACAAGTTCCCAAAACAGCAGAGCAGCGTGCCGAAAAAGAGAATCATGACATTGCTACTATGATTAACAAGGGAACGGAAGAGATTATTAACAAACAGAATTAAAAACTAAAGGTAAGAAGATTATGCCAGCAGGATTTAAGTATGATTTAAAACCTATTGAAGCCAATATGCCGGAGATGTGCCGTTACGAGACGGTATATCGCTATTCGGGTGGTTTCAATCTGGTTTTGGATAATTTGACTGGAGTGGATAAAATTCCACCTATGACACCGTTGGTGCTTGACTTTGTAAAAAGACAGGCAACAGCAGTCATCAATGTAGATGTGGTAGAGGATATTTCCGCAGGGACAACCTCCTTGAAGATAAAGAAAAATTCCTTTGCCTATAAAGGTATGCACTTAGGTAATGGTACAAATGGGGGAACAATTGAATCGATTGATAAAACCTCTAATACCGAGTATGATACGGTGACTTTAGCTGCTACACCAACTTTGGCAGCTAAAAAAGGAGACACTTTGTTTGAAGCTACAGCAGCCGCAGGGGAAACTCCCAAAGCTACCGCAACCGCACTGAACTACGCATGGACAAAAGTAGAAGAAGGTGCAACCGTCACCGCTATCGGACAGGCTTACGAGATTAGACCGACTAAACTAATTGTTCCTATCTCGGAAAAGGATAAGGCTTCGTTAGGTGACAGATTCATGTTTACTTATTAAAGGAAGGAGGGTATATGTATTTGACAGTTCAGACATTATTGAATGACCCTGAAATAGTAAAAGCGGTGATTGACCGTGTACAGGCTCTCCGTCTTGACACTATTTTCTGGAAGAAGCACCTTGATTTCGAGGAAACGAAGTCTCGCGTGTTTAAAACTTATCTCGGTACGGTTACGGGTGTAACAGCCGGTTCTGTTATCGACCGCAATTCTAACAAGCCGTTAAGAGAGCGAAAATCTCTCGGTTCAGGTTATGGTGAAGTCGCCTATTTGGGTGACCGTTACCAAATGGATAATGACAGGCTTGATATGTTACAGGAGCTTGTAACCAAGTTTAACAATGCCCGTCCGGCAGACCAGCAAAGGGCTTTAAATGATATTATCAACTATATCGTGGATGATTACCGGCAAGTATTGCTTGCTCCACATAAGCGTATGGACTTAGTTGATGGTGCCCTGCGTTCTGACGGCAAGGCAACGGTGAAAGTGGATGACAATCCACAGGGTATTGCCATGCTTGATATGGAATTGCCTGTACATCGTATCACTCCAACAACGGGAGATAAGAGCAACTTCATAAAATACCTTATGGAGCAGGTCGTCGAACTTCGTACCAAGTTCGGTATGTTCGTATCAATGGAGATGTCTCGTAAGACTTTTATCAAGTCGATTGTCGGCTCAAAAGATTTTGGGGAGTTCTACAAACAATCCTTTGCGCAGAAAGAGGTACAGCTTTCTTCCGGCTTGATGTCGAGTGAAATGGCTACTACGATTTTCCAAGGATTAGGCTTGCCACCTATTGTTATCAATGAGGATTTGGTAGAACTTGCTGACGGTACAATGAAGCAGGTATTCAAGGATAACCGCATTTCATTGTTCACCACGGCTAAGCAAGGAAAGATGCGTTGGCACACTCCGTATGAAATCACAGACCCTGTTCCAGGTAAAAACTACACCCGTTCGGAAGGAGGTATGTATATCTCCAATGTAAGAACGGACGAAGGCCGCTTCATGGAATACGGTTGTGAATGGATTCCGGAATATACGGCTCCGAATAAGATTGTAATTCTTGATTTGGATACGATGTTGGCGTGATGAAAGTATCTGACTACATAAGGCAGACCTTCAGGGACTTTGGCGTTGCTTTGAGCGATGCCAATCTCCTTTCGATTCTAAGGCCATCAGGGGTAAACGGGGATGATGATGCAGAAAATCTGAGTGACAACCAATTCAGGGCTATTTCGGTCAGTATGACAACGTTTATTCCTACACTCCTACTTCGTGGTAGTTCAAAATCCGTATCGGAAAACGGACATTCCAAATCGCAATCATGGGACATTCAGGGTATCAAAGACTATTATGCTCTAATGTGCAAGCGATATGGATTGAAAGACGAACTGAATACAGATAAACCAAAGATAACCTTCTTGTAAGATGTTGGACGAAGCACCTCACATATTAGTGGTAAGGACGGTGATACCGCCGGAGAATGACGAGTACGGGCTACCGATACCCGGCACGGGCGGTGAATCGTGGGATGAACTTACTGAATGCTTTTGCCATGACAACTCCCAACAGCAGGAAGTGTCGGTGAATGGCAAATTGTGGGTTTATTCCTACCATGTAGTGTATGAGGGCAAGAAGTTGGCATTAGACACGAAAGTCAGGTGTTTGGATAAGGACACGAAAGAGATTGTAGGAGAAGGCAAGGTAATCAAAAATGCCGAATGTTATTCTGAGGAACTGAAAGGACGTTGTGATATATGGATATGATAGTCACGGGTGACATATACAAAATACTCTACGAAAAGGTTCGGGAGTTTGGGATAAAGGCTGTTTATGATAGTTGGAACCCCATAACATCCGAACTGAAAGAGGAAGCTATTGTTATCGTAACTTCTACGCCGATTGAACCAGATACCTATTGGGAAAAAGCTTTCGTACATGTGAATATTTGCGTACCGGATTATCTGGAACGCGTAAATAAAAGAAAGCTCACTGAAATGGAAAGATTGGCTAATCAGTGGATTTCCTATGGAATTGTTGATGAATACGATAACAATTGGTATCAAATATCCAAAATATCATTAGGTACTGAAAGAGATGAAGCATTGAAATGTAGCTATGTGAATTTAAAATTATTGTTTGAATTTTTAAATGTAAAATAAGATGAAACCGTTTATAGGAATAAAAAAAATATGGTACGGCGACGTAATAAATGAAGCTGTAACCAAAACGAGTTTGAAGGCCCTTATAGGTAAAATGACCGAAGTTAAGAACTCCCACCAAGATACGTGGCAGTACACGGAGGATGATCCGACTTACACGGATTACATCAACGAGCTGAACGGCGAGATATATTATCGTGATGTTACCCAAAATGGAGCAAAAACCATCGCCTTTACAATGGGTGAATGGACTTTTGAAGATAAAGTTGCCTTGCAAGGCGGAGAAAAGGTTGACACAGACGCCGGTTGGGGAGCCTCCGATACTCTGGGCATTGTTAACTTGGGTATTGTGGCGCAAACCAAAACAGGCAATTATATTGTCTTTACCAATGCTGCCATTATTGCCAAGGGAACACAGGCTGAAAAGAATCTCGGATTAGGCGTTACTGCTGTTGCCATGTCGAATCCGGCAGAAGGAGTTAAATCAGATTACTTATTTGACGGGGAAAAGGTTAATGCCACATGAACTACTGTTACCGTAACCCCTACACCTTCCGACGCGACAGTGAAACTGGATGGTGAAACGGTAAAGTCAAAGCGGGTGAACGCTGGGGCTTCCGTTCGCTATGAAGTGTCAAAGGTTGGTTACACCACCCAATCTGGAACGATAGAAACCAAATCTTCAGATGCAGGCAAGACTGTGGATAAACAGATTGTTCTTGTAGCAGTTTCAGGATAATGTTTAATTGTAAGGGTAAGGTGATAATGTTTTGCCTTACCCTTTTTAGGTCTTTAATATGAAACAGAACGCAGCAAAAATAGTAACAAGTGCCATCCTTGATATGGACTTTAAAACAGTGGTAGTAGCAGGGAAAGCGTATATAATTATGCCGCCAACAATGAAAAAACTTGCCGGAGCTGGTTATTGGCTTTCCGGAATTGAGGGAGAAACCATTAAAGATGCGCTTTTATCGAAAGACAATATAGAAGCCTTTTCACACGCCTTGTCGTGGTTGATACAAGGAGACGAGGGTCTGTTTGAAGAACTATTGAACGGTACAGATAAAGAACTGAGTGACGCTTTGGAAGAAGCCTATTCATTGATTTCTACTGAAAATTTTTCCAAGCTGTTGGCTTTAGCAAAGAACGTAGCAAATCTGACAGCAAAACCGAAACAGTAGGAAATGATTGCTTACTGGGACAAATCGCATCGTTCATGGAAAATCTGCATTTGTCTTACGATGAAGTGGTGAATAAGATACCCTACCGTAACTTGGTAATCATGCAAAAAGACAAGCTCCATGTGGCTTTCGGCGAAGTATTACGTGAAGTATCGGATGAGGATATGTTCAAGAATAGAAAATTTGACGAGTAATGCAATTCAAAGGAGACATATCGGGTTTGGCCGAACTGGAACGGCAAGTGGAGGACGTTTATTTCAATAAACTGATTGAAATAGGCAGAGATGCCGTGATATATGCACAAAAGAACGGAGAATACAAGAACCATACCTATAATTTGCGTAATGCCCCCGGATTTTGCGTTGTTCGTTCCGGTCAGATAATCCACATGGAAGTTGGCGACGATGGCGGACATCCGGAAGCGAAGAAGAACACGGAAAACCTGCTTATCTATTCAGAAAAGCCACAGGACGGTCTTTATTTGGCTGACGGTATGCCCTACGCATCTTTTGTCGAATCCAAAGGGTATAACGTGTTAAGCAATTCAATATTATATGCCAAACGGCAGATAAACAAGAAAATATTCAAATAATGGCTGGTATATTCGCAAACGTAGACAGTGACATTCAGAAGCTCAGAAAACTAAAGACAGAGATAGAGAATGTAAAGAAAGCATTGAAGCAAATCAATGTGAAAGTTGACATTGATATTGCCAAGGGGATGGAAGCGCAGTTGAAATCCCTTATGGGGCAATATGATGCTTTGGTAAGAAAGGTGTCGGAAGCAGAGGGGAAAATAATGGTTTCCACCAAGAGGATAAACGAGGCTTCGGAAAAGATTATCAAGGCGCAGGAGCAGCTTTCAAAGGCGGCGGGCGTGAATCCGCAGCCGGGCAGTGGTAATGGCAACGCAGCGACCAACAATGCGGAAACGGCAAGCGTGCAGGCACAGGCTAAGGCGTATGATGAACTGGCGGCAGAAATTGACGCAGTTATGGGAACGCGTATGCAAAACATCAAACGCTTAATTGAAGAACAAAATGCAATACGTTTGATAAATGGAGAAATAAAGCAACTGACAAAATACCAGTCAGGCAGCTTGACACTTTCATCAAGCCAACAAAAACGGTTGGAACAACTCAATAATTCTTTGTTAACGCATAAGGCAGCCTTATCGGAGGTTCGTCAAACGTTGATGAACAATGTGAAAATGGATAATGTCGCGGCTACTTCAATGAACGGGCTTTCACAATCATTGTCACGTATGAGGATTGCTTATCGTGAACTGACAGAGGAGGAACGAAATTCACCTTTCGGCAAAGAGTTACGTACATCCATTAACCAGGCAGACGCAAAGATTAAGGAACTTGATGCTACAATAGGCAACCATCAGCGCAACGTTGGCAACTATGCTTCGGGATGGAACGGACTTAATATGTCTGTACAGCAGATAGTACGTGAACTTCCTGCGGCAACAATGGGGCTTAATATGTTCTTTCTTGCCATATCGAACAACCTTCCCATCCTGACCGATGAGATAAAGCGTGCCAAAATCGCCAACGAGGAATTAAAGAAGTCCGGACAGAAAGGAGTACCGGTGTGGAAGCAGCTTGTTTCTTCCTTGTTTAGTTGGCAAACAGCCATGATGGTTGGGATAACTGTGCTTTCAATGTATGGTAAGGAGATTGTGGAATGGACTGGTAATTTGTTTAAGTCCAAAGATGCAATATTGTCTACGGAAGAGGCAATGGAGAAAGTAAATGAATCCTTAGAGAAAAATAACGGAAGTTATGGTAGTAATATCCTTTCGGTTAAGAAACTTTCATCTGAATGGAAAAAGTTGTCTTCTCAAAAAGAACAATTGCAATGGATAAGGGATAATAAAACAGAATTTGACAAGCTTGGAGTTTCCATAAATGGAGTTAAAGATGCAGAGAATGCGTTTGTCAAAAACACAGATGCTATCATTCAATCTTTGAAAGCAAGAGCTAAAGCAAATGCCGCTTCATCTTTGGCTGAAGAAAAATATAGGGAAGCTCTTATAAAGCGACAGAAAGCTGAAACGAAAAGGGAATCCAAAGGAACCAGCACATGGAATAAATTTTTAGGTTCACTTGGTACTGGATATGGGGCTACGGGACCTGCCTCATTAACAAAAGCCACAGGTAACAAAAATGTTGAGCAGAATGCCCAACGTATGAAAGAAATAGAAGCGGAGAAACTTGAAGAAGAAGCAGAAAATGTAGAAAAACTTGCAGATAAGTATTTCATGTTGTCTGAATCCTATGAAGAAGAAGCTAAATCAAAATTAAAATCTGCCGGTATTGAAGAATCTCATAAAGAAGAAATTGACGATACGAATAAAATAATTAATCATCAAGACCGTATTTCTGAACTCGAAAGGAAGAATGCCACAGACCGCATCCGCCAACAGGAAGATTTGGAGAATAAAGTGGCCCAATCCCGGATAGATGCCATGGATGAAGGCTTTGAGAAAGAGAAAGCCCAAATGGAACTCAACCATAAAAAAGAGTTGCAGGAGATTGGCCGCCAACGTCAGGATTACGTCAATGCCTTCATACAAATGGAAAAGGAAGCTTTTGATGCCAAGGAGAAGTTGAAAGCGTCCAATGACAAGAACTATAAGCCAAAGGCATTTGATTCTTCCACCGTAAGCGTTGATACATCCGCGTTCGACATTATGGGAAAGGAAGCGAGGGAAAGGCAGAAAATGGAAATAGCCAAGTTCTATCAGGATATCCTTTCCGAATATCAGGATTACGTCACGAAGTACAACTCCACGGTGGAGAAGTTTGCCAAGGCAAGGCAAAAGTATGAGGAAGCTGGAGCTTCCGATGACCAATTGAAAGAGATTGAACACCAAAAGGAAGAAGCGTTAAAGGCCATAAACAAAGAGTTCGCATCCCGTGAGGAAAGCTTTAACTCTTGGGCTGACAGCGTGATTGATTTATCCATTGAAAAACTCCGTGAATTGCTTAATCAGGCATATCAGGAGATGATGAATATGGAAATCAGTGACCCGAACAATCCTGATTTGGCAGTCAAGAGGGCGAAAGTGGCCACGCTAAGAAATGCCTTGGAAAAGAAAGAGATTGAAAAAGAGGTATCTCCCGGAAAGTCCATTAAGGATTGGGACAAGTTGTATAAAGTCCTTACCGATGTGAATGATGTATTCGAGGAGATAGGAGATACTGTCGGGGGAACATTCGGTGAAATTATCTCTTTAGCCGGAGGTATCGCTTCCTCATCATTGCAGGCAGTGGGTGCCATAAAAGGCATCGGTGAAGCGGCATCGGGATTGGAAAAGGCATCGGGCATATTAGCCGCAATAAGTGCCGGAATGAAAATCATATCAGGAATAGGTGGTTTCTTCAAAGAAAAGTTTGGTGCCGACTACTCGGAGTATGATGCCTTGAAATCCCAATATGAAACCCTGATAGGCATTTGGGACCAACTCATAGGCAAGAAGATGGAGTATATTGACATTGATTACGGTATTGAGGCACAGAAAGCCGCAGACGAAGCCGCCAAGCTTGTCAATGTACAAATAGAGCGTCAACGGCAACTCATTAAGCAGTTGGCTTCAAGCGGAAGTAGTGCCGGTTCTCATTCTCTTGGATACCGTATAAATGACCGACTTACGGCAGAAGACTACGAACGCATATCCGGCCTTGTAGGCGAGAAGATAACGGCTGAATACCAATTATGGGACTTGTCTTCCGAACAGATGGAGAAGCTGTTGACGGACGAGAGGCTTGTGTCCGTATTGGGCGAGGTAAACGGTGAGTTCATCGAATACATTCAGAATATAGCGGATTATGGCAACCAACTTGAAGAAATAGCTCAAAAGGAAAAAGAAGCATTGACCGGAATCAGCCTTGACGAGTTCAAGAGCGGATATGTGGATTTGCTGTCCGATTTGGATTCAACAAACGAAGAATTTGCCGACAATTTCGAGAAATATTTGCAGAATGCCATATTTTCTTCGCTTATAGCCAACAAGTATAAGGACGAAATAGAAAGTTTATACGACCAATGGGCGGCAGATTCAGAAAGTGGTGGAAGGCTTACTCCGGAGGAAGCAGAAAGGCTACGGCAAGAACAGAAAGAACTTACAGAACAAATGCTTGCCGACCGGGAACAGCTCATGAATGATTTCGGTTGGGAACCGTCAGGTGGTACTTCTGCGCAACAAGCCAGTAGCGCGGTCAAGGTACAGGCATCCCAAGAAAGCGTGGACGAGACCAACGGAAGGCTCACGGCCATTCAAGAAACGGGATACCGTATTGAGAATGCCAACCAACAGCAGGCCATTGCCATAACTGAGCTTAAAGGCTCTATTTCCGGATTGTTATCCAAAATGAGCGGTATGTATAATATCGCAGACGAGACAATGACTATATTAGCCAATTCTTATTTGGAACTCCAACAAATCAGAGAGAATACAGGTGAAATAGTAAAACCAATCAAACAGATGCAAAAGGATATAGAAGAAGTAAAACGAAACACATCAAGATTATGAAAGGTGAATTACTAATTAACGGAAAAGATGCCTGGACAACATGGGGTGTATGTATGGGGGAAGGATTCCTTGATTCAATAGATGCACCCGCTCCAATGAAAGACTACATAGAGAATGAAAGCAGATTGGAGCATGGCAAGCGTGTAATAACTGATAATGCCAAACTTGACTCCCGTGAGTTGACATTGGCATTTACCATTACGGGTACCACAGAAAGTGATTATAGGACAAAGAAAAAAGCTTTCCTGACAGAATTGGGTAAAGGGGTCGTGGCCATCAAAGTCCCGGCACTAGGAAGTGAAGTTTATAACTTGGTCTACTTGGGTAAAAATATATCTTATAGGTTGAGCCTTGGCAGGTGTTTCGGTAAATTTTCAGCCAAATTCGAGGAACCCAATCCAACAAATCGGGGAGATTTGTGACAATAGCCCGATTGTTGCAAAATCGGTTATCCAATATAATGTTGCATGAGTAATATTCCTTACTTTTGGGAATATGATAGAGATAAAGGATAACAACGAGGTATTAGTTTTGTCCACACCGATAGGTGTAGGTAGCAAGCGAAAATTTGAGTTGATGAAAGATGACTATATCACGCTCAAATTTTCCTTGCTTAATCCCATATCATTCAAAATGGGATGTTATGCAGAATGTGATTTTGGCCGTTTTGAAATCATAGAAGACCAGAAGCCATCTTTCAACAATTCCACGGGCGGTTATGACTATGAGTTGAAGATGGAAGCCTCTTACATGAAGTGGAAGAACAAGGTCTTCAAGTACACACCGGAAACAGGAGGGAATGAAGCCGCTTGGGATTTGACGGCGCAATTGTCATACCATCTTGACATCTTCCTGCGTAACCTGAAAGTATGGGGATTCCAATATGGAGGTGAGGACTATGAATACGAGATTGACAATGATGTGAATGTGGATGCCTTGGTCATGCACTATTCCAACACCAACCTCATTGATGCCCTTACCTCCCTTGCGGAAGCCGCAAACTGCGAGTGGTGGATGGAAGGCAAGAAAATCCGTTTCGGCCGCTGTGAGAAAGGGGAAGCGGTGGAAATAAGCCTTGGCGAAGAAGCAGAAACCATGAGCCTGTCCAAGAGCAGCGGTGACTATTTCACGCGCATATACGCCTTCGGCTCCACTCAAAACATATCCAGCCGATACCGGAAGAAACTGGAGTTCAAAGTAGACAAAGTGAGCGGAAATATCATCAAGGACAGTATTCGCCGTGCCACTCCTGACATGTTCATGGACAAGTTGGTGACATACGACGAATGGGATAAAAAGATGTCGGCTTCCGGTTCAATGTCAATGTATGGAGGAGAAGACAACCCAAACCACATGAAAGGTGAGGTTTGGACAAATCCGTTCGAGCCAGAATACAAGGACGTACCATATTCCATAGATATGACAGGCCTTTCGGGTACGGGCGGCAATATATCTTTTGATTTCAGTAACTATACCGGTATCCAGTTTAATATAACATTAAAGTTTGTATCCGGTGATGTCTCGGATTTTGTAGAATTATACCGCTCTGAATCTCAGTTTATATCGGAAAGGAACAACTCGACCTATAAGGCGGAACTGGAAAAGTCTTTTAGAGGCTCTTTACAGTCTTCCGTCCCAAATGGGAAGATTTGGCTTGTCCTGTGCTTGGAGGCATATAAAAGCCCGACCTCAGAACAAAAATTCCTTATACCATATACGGTTGAGGGGAATATAAAAGGTATATCAGAATACGGAAAAGTAGACACGACATTGAGTGTAATCGAAGGAGAAGACCATTCCGTCACCATCAATCCCCAATACTACCCTTATGATAATGACAAAGCAAGCGATATAAGTATTTCATCCCCGATAAATATCGGTGAGAAGTTTACCCTTTCAGGGATAGTCAAACTCCGTGTCCCCCTCGGCTATTTTGATTCCGACGTGGACGGTCTTACTGTAAACGGGGTTGTACAACGCAGGCTGATGCTTCCTGAAGGCACGCCGTACATAGACGTTTACCCCGACATGTCACCCGACGAAGTGATAGAGGGAATCGTGACTTTCGATTACATCTATCCACGAAAGGTGCTTTCAATATCTTCTGTCGAGGAAGAAATGATTGATGTCACGGAAGGCGAGGAAAAGAAACCCACAGGAATGAAAGTACCGGTGTACACCATCAAGACCACCGGACTTGTGGGGTTCGACAAGTCCTATGTGATTTCAGAGGAACTTACGGTCACTTTCAAAACGGGTAGGCTTGCCGGACTTACTTTCGGCCTGACGTTCCTTCCGGAGAAGAGTGACGATACGTCCACATGCTTTGAAATAGTGGCCAATGAGGATTACGGAGGCCGTTTGCCGGATACGGTAATGAAGCCGTCTGACGGTTCCGACAGCACAGAGGCCGACACGTTCGTCATGGCCGGATACGACACGGAATATGTCTTTGAGAACCTTGTCCCGGAAGCGGAAGAGGAACTGAAGGCGGAAACGGAAAAGTGTGCCGAAAAAATCAGGAACAATATCGGTACCGTGTCGGCAAAACTCATGTCAGACTGGTCAAAGGCACGTAATGAGACACAGGATACGCCTTGTCCTTTCGGTGTCGGCCAAAAAGTGAGGGTAAACAACCCTTCATTCTTCCCAAGTCCCCGTACCATGCGCGTGCTTGGCTATGAACTGGCACTTGACATTCCATGGGATTCTCCGGTATATACCATAGGTGAAAGTGCTTCCTATTCCCGTCTTGGCGCACTTGAAGACAGGATTGACTCCATCAAACTGAACGGAAGCAGTTACTTCTCAGGAAAGGTAAGTTCTTCAACCTCCGGTACAAATGTATATTTGATAAAGAAGGATGACGAAACCGATCCGTCGGATACAAACGCTTATTCTTCGTTAAGGACAGACAAGGAGATAAAAGAAGGAATAGAAAAGAACAACAATGAACTGGGCAAGAAGTTCCTTTCAAAGTTAAAAGATGACACAGCTTCGGGTATAATTACTTTCCTTAGAGGTTTGATAATCGGGAATTTCTCATCCGGCGAATCGGGCGGCCAAATCTCGGACGACGGCGCGGCAGAGTTGGCCTCTTTGTTGCTGAGGGGCGCATTGGAGATTGGAAAGTATTCCGCAGGGAAATCGGGCGCGAAGATTGGCGAGGACGGTGCTGCGGAGCTGCTGAGCGTGTTGGTGCGTGGACTGGTAACTGCACAGGGCATACAGTCGCCGGGATTCTCGACAGGGGCATTGGGCACGGGGTTGTGCCTGAAAATGGACGAGAACGGGGATTCTTATATCGAGGTGGACCGCATGCTTGTGCGCAAGGTGGCCGAGTTTATCCAGCTTGTGATTCAGGAAATCAAGCACGTGGGGGGGCAAATCGTGCTTACCCCGGCCTCGATGAAGTGCATCCGCGTGGAAGACACGGGGAGTGCCTACCGTTGCTATTTCGAGGCGACGGACGGGGAAAAGACGGTGGAGAACCAGTTTGTCGCAGGTGACCAGGCACGCGCCCAGACGTTCAACGTGAAGGAGGGCGTGAACGAGAACGTGAAGAACACTTATTATTGGCGTCTGGTGACGGGCGTGGGGGACAACTACATAGACCTCTCGAAGACGGACTGCGACGCGGGGAGCACGGTACCGGCCGCCGGTGACGAAATCGTCCAGTTGGGAAACCGGAACGACGTGGCCCGACAGGCAGCCATTATCCTTTCGGCTTATGGGAACGATGCCCCTTATTTCAAGATGTACCGGGGCATCAACTCTTACAAACTGGAAGGCAAGGAGTTTGTCAACCTCTCACGGAAGGATGTCATGATTATCTCCGACAATATAAAATTGTCCACCGGCGAGACGGTGAAGGAATACATCAACGGCGCGGTGGGAGACGTACAAAGCAAAGTGGATGAAGTGAGCGGAAAGGTGGAGGACGCGGTGGAGCGTCTGGCGGAGCAGCAGAATTACATCGCCGCCCTACAGAAGATCATCGAGGACTTGCAGGACCAGATTGACGGTGTAATAGAAAGCCACTATGGTAAAACCGACCCGACAACCTCCAACTACCCGGCGAACGAGTGGACCACCGAAGAACAGAAACAAGCGCATTCAAACGACACTTATACCAATCTCAGCACGGGCAAGAGCTGGAAATGGGTGAAGAACGGTGACACGTGGAAATGGAACACCATCACGGACACGGCCACGGAAAAGGCTTTGGCCGCAGCGGCCAAGGCGCAGGATACGGCTGACGGCAAACGCAGGGTATTCGTCAGCCAGCCCACCACGGGACAGGCTTACGACGTGGGAGACCTTTGGGTGAACGCGACTTACGGGGAGACGTACAAGAACGACCTGCTGCGTTGCAAGACCGCCAAGAAAGAGAATGAGGCTTTCTCCATCTCGCATTGGGAACTTGCCTCACGCTATACGGACGACACGAAGGCCAACGAGGCGGCAGAGGCCGCACGGGAGGCTGCGGAGGCCGCGAATGCGGCACAGGAAGCCGCCGACGAGGCCGCCGCCACGGCAGGGGAAGCCAAGACGGAAGCACAAGCCGCCAACACGGAACTGGACAACCTGAAATCTGACGGCACGATAAGCCCGGTGGAGAAAACCGCGCTGAAGCAACAGCATGCCGACATAAAGGCGGAACACGGGCAGATAACGTCAGAGGCCGGAAAGTATTCCATAAGCGTGACGGACTATGAGGCCGCGTACAAGAAGGCCGATGCCGCGCTTACCAAATACACTGCCTCCACTCCCGAATACATCACCGTGGAATCCGACTATTCGGACATCTCCGCCTATTATTCCAAACGGCAGACGATATTGGATGCCATCGCCGCAAAGGCCAAGGAAGCGTCGGACGCGGCGAAAAAGGCAGCAGACGACGCTGCCGCGAAGGCAGAGGAGGCGGCAGAATCGGCGAGCGAGGCGGCACAAAAGGCCATAGAGGCCAAGACTGCCGCGGACAATGCGGCCAAGGCAGCGAAAAACGCCCAGACCGATGCCGACGAGGCGAACTCCATGCTTTCGGACATAGCCAACGACAACAAGCTCACGGCGCAGGAGAAACAGCAGACCAAGAAGGAATGGGACGTGATAGTGTCCGAGAAGCCTAAAAACGACGCTTCGGCCGACAAGTTCGGCGTATCCAAGACGGCCTACGGCTCCGCTTACACGGCATTAAGCACGTATATAACGCCCCTATTGTCAGATTTAAGCTCCACGAGCAACATCACGGGCACGGAGTTCAGGGCGAAGTTCAAGGCTTACTATGACGCGCGCACGGACTTGCTGAACGCCATATCGGCCAAGGCCAAGGAACTGGCCGACAACGCGCAAGAGGCGGCTGACGCGGCGGCGGAGAACGCCTCGCAGGCCATAGAGGACGCGGCGACCGCGAAGAATGCCGCCGACAAGGCGCAGGCGGACGTGGACGCCGAGAAGGAGCGCATGGACGATTGGGCGGCAGACGGCAAGTTCTCCCCTTCTGAAAAGAAGCAGTTGAAGGAGGAGCTTGCCCGAATCGACGGGGACAAGACGCAGGTCACGGACGGTTACACGAAGTACGGACTTGGCACTCCCACGGCTTATAACACGGCTTACACGAACTACCGGACGGCCATCAACGGCGTGGTGTCTTCCTCTTCGGAGACCGTGGCCATCCCTTCGGACTTCGCCACGAAGCGCACGGCGTACTATACGCAGAAGAGTGCCGCCCTGACGGCCATTTCGGACGCGGCGAAGGCGTACGCGGACAAGGTGGTGGCGGGGATTGAAGTAGGGGGACGGAACATCCTCATGGAAACTAACCAAGGAAAGAAAACATGGTACGCAATGACGAGTGACGGTTCTTCACTTTTCATCATGACCGAATGGGTAGACGAAGGGGTAAAAGGTGTGAAGATTGAACTTACCAGACTACCATCCTCAAGGAGTATTATTACTCGCAGTTTGGAAGGAACATTGGATTTACTTGAGCCCAATACCACTTACATGCTGAGTTTTGATATGCTTTCAAATATATCAAATACGTTATCAACCACGATAATGAATAGTAATGCTACTGGTAGACTTTCTAACTCTCCTTCGTTCAGTTTTGAGGCTAACAAGAAAAAGCACGTGGTATTAAAGCTTGTAACAAACGACCTGTCGGAAAAAGGGTCATCACAAGTCTTATATTTTGGATACAAATCCGTTGGATATTTATGTTTTAAAAACCTGAAACTCGAAAAAGGGAACGTTGCTACGGCATGGACACCCGCCATAGAGGACGTGAACGGGATGATAGAGGATGCCCAAAAGGCTGCAGATGACGCGGCGGAAGCGGCCAAGAACGCGCAGGCTGATGCCACGAATGCCAACAAGGAGCTGGCGAACATCAAGAGCGACAACCTCATATCCCCCATCGAAAAGACAGCCCTGAAACAGCAGCAGGCGGACATCCGTTCGGAATACGGGGAGATTACTGCCAACGCCTCACGCTATGCCGTGTCCACCACGGCTTACAAGTCGGCCTACGACCTTGCCAACGCTGCCCTGACGAAATATACGGCTTCGTCACCGGAATATATCACGGTGGGAAGTGACTACGCGAACATATCGGCTTACTACGATGCGCGGAAGACCATCCTCGATGCGATTGCCGCTGCGGCCAAGAAAGCTGCGGACGATGCGACGAACAAGGCGAATCAGGCTGTGGAGGACGCCGCGCGTGCGGGGCATTACTATCTTGACTTGGACAACGACGGCGGCCCGGTGTCGTGTGACGCCTCGGGGAACGTGACCGGAGGTTTCCCGAGCAGCAAGGCCACAGTATATTATGGCACGGAACCTGATACGGGTTGGGCGTTTACGGGTGCATTCTCCGGATGTTCCGGAAGCGTGAACTCATCGACGGGGCAAATCACGGTCACGGGGGTAAGCGCGGATACTGGCACGGTGACAGTAACGGCCAAGAAGAGCGGAAAGACAGACCTATCTGCGGTATTCTCTGTATATAAAGTAAAGGCAGGAGCGGACGGAGCAGACGGCACAAACGGAGTGGGCATCAAGTCCATAACCAACAAGTATGCCGTATCCGCATCGAACACCACCGCGCCGACATCGTGGAGCGATACGGTACCTACAATGACCACCACGAACCGTTATCTGTGGAATTATGAAATTGTCACCTATACCAACAGCACGACAAGCGAGACCAAGAAGAGGGTCATAGGTGCATACGGGAATACAGGCAACACGGGCGCCACCGGGGCGACGGGTCCCAAGGGGGATGCGGCTGTATTCTACACCATAGAGCCTTCGGCAAACGTGGTGAAGAAGTCTTGGGACAACAAGCTAACCCCGACGTCCGTGACTTGTACGAAATACAAACAGACGGGAAGCAACGCAAGGGCAACAACTACGGAAAAGACATTGAAATACCAGCGTGTGGGCACGGACAGCAGCGTACAGACCGCCGCAAGCGGAAGTTCGGTAACGGTATCCCCTACTTCTACGACGACCTCCATAAAGTTCTGGCTTTATGACGGGAGCAATATCATAATGATGCAGGAAGTCCCTGTCGTGGGTGACGCTGTGGATGTTTATACCAAGGTGCATGCAGAAATAACTGCTGCGGAAGGTGAAATCGGTTTATTGTCTACCAAGGTCACTACCGTGACGGATTCCGTGACGGGGCTTGAGAAAGAAGTGGAGACCAATACCGCCGAAATAAAATCCGCCAAGGGACAGATTTCGAGCACGGCATCGCAAGTGAGTTCCTTGGGCACGAGGGTAAGTACCGTGGAGCAGACGGCCAGTGGCCTCACTACTACGGTGAACGGCCTTAACGGGAAGGTGTCGAAACTGGAACAGACGGATTCGAGCCTGACGAGCAGGATTACTTCGGCGGAGGGAAAGGTGAGCACCATCGAGCAGAAAGTGAGCAGCATTTCGCTGAAAGTAGACGGCATAGAGCCTGTGAACCTTTTCAGGGACGGTTCCTTCGAGTCCGGGTATAACACTTTCAGAACATCGGGAAGCGGTAAGGACGACGTGGAGGTCGGCATATCGGCCAACGGGAAAGTGGGAAAGAATGCCATGATGGTGAAATGGCCAGGCAAACGCGCAACGGTCTACCTTGAACAAAATCCCTTCGTGAATCCCAATGCTACCTATACCGTCTCGTTCTGGATGTACACCAACGTAGCGACGAATTACCAGGCTTTCGTCATCAATGCATTAGACAAGAACGACAACAACCTAAGAGTGAACGACTCTACGTTAAACATTGAAATCCCCGGAACCAAGTGGACACAGTTCATCCATAGGTTCACGACCCCGGCCAACACGGAACGCCTTGAATTTTACTTCCGTGCCAGTACTAATGTAGAGAACGGAACGATTTCATATATTGACGGGTTCATGCTACTGAAGGGGGATTATCTGGACAATATCCCCTCTTATTTCATTCCTAACGACAGTGTGAACGGTGAAACCCTTCTCTCTACGGGAATAGATATAGAGAACAAAAAAGTCATTGTGACGAGTGACCAGTTCGTCATAAAGAACAATGACGGAGAGGTGACGGCGAGCGTGAATGAGGATGGTGTGCTTTCGGTGGGAAGCGGGGAATTCTCGGGTTTCATCCGTACCATACCGCGTATCATAACGAAGAATACGGGCGATAACGGAGATGTGGAGTTCAAGGACAATTACTACCAAATCAGCTTAAGCAACTTGTACAAAGGAGGCTTCATCTATGTGGACGTGGAATCGAACAGCTATGCCGGTGACGGAATCAAATTACCGTTGGGGCTAAAGTACGCCGGTGCGAGAGTGACTATCGTGAACAAGTATCCGGCCAAACGGCTTATCATAACTACAAGGCATGAGGCTTTGGACCCGGGTTACGGAGATTGGAGCGATGACGAGAACAATGCAATGCGGCTCGGTGGCGTACAGATAAGCCACGTGGAGATGGGAAATGTGAGCACACAAGGAAACAACCGTTTTGTGGAACTGCTTGCCGTTCCGTATTATCTGGACGAGACAATAGGCAGCGTAAAGTACCAGGGACAGGTGGAATGGGTGGTACTGAACAATCAGGAGTTCACGACGGCCAACAATACGACAGGGGTAAAATATGCGAAATTCAAATAACATTATTCATTTATTAAAAACAAAAGATTATGGAGATTAAGACAAACAGCACGAGGGTGATTTACAACTGAGAGACCACAACGGCAAATGCCAAGTACAACATCGAGTATGAGACGGACGGCAAGGAACTGAAACGCGTGAACGCCTTGGTGAACAAGGTGGAGGAAGTGGAGCTTCCTATGGAGGAAGGCATGCAGAAGGGCGTGCAGGAAACCCTGTTGGGCAGCATCTATTATGAGAACGGTTATTACACGATGTCGAACTTCCCGGAGAGTGAGGAACTGCCGAAGTACATATCGGATGCCATCCAGATAGTGAAGCAGATAAAAGAAGACGCTTCTGCCTGACTATTGAAACAACGGGTATAAGGCGGCGATGTCTGCCTTACCCGTTTGCCGGGGTCTTGTTTTGTGGGCCGGGGGGCTTTGGCATTAATTAGAAAAATGTATTGTAATGGAGAAAGCTATTATTGATTTTATTGAAAACCACATGATGAACCACATCATACTCATAGCGTTATGCGTGGCGGCCACGATAGGTGCAATGGCCGTGGATTTGGTCTCGGGGGTACAAAAGGCCAAACAACGAGGTGAGGCACGGACTTCTACGGGGTACAAGAAGACGGCCACGAAGGCAAAGAAGTATTTCACGCCTTTCCTGACGTTGTGTTTTATCGACATCCTTTGTTGCGTGGTGATTCCCATTCCGGTGTTCTCGATGTTGTGGACGGCTTACTGCATTTTCTGTGAGTTTGTGTCCGTAAGGGAGAAATCATGGCAGAAGGAGGAGCTTCGGAAGGCGGAGAAGACGATGAGAGTAATCATTGACAACAAGGATGAGATAGCCAAGATGGCGGCAGAGCTTCTGTTTCAAAGGGAGAATGAGAATAATACAGTAAAGAAGGAGGAAAAATAAGATGGCACTTAGGAATTTGAATTTCACCCTTCAGGGTGACAGGTATGTGGCGGAAGAGACGGTGAACGCGGACTATGCGCTTCATCTGGAAAGGAAGGCAGGCGGCGGTTTTTATATTTTGCAGCGCAGTTCGGACGATGGCATGTTCGTGTCGTGCCCGCTCCCGGCGGGCTTGTACAATCCCGGCCAGTTCATAGACTGGTGTTTCGGCCATGGCGTTTATCCGATGCACATCAGGATTGAGAGCATGACGGAGGTGACGAAGGGCACTATCAGGGAGGCGGAATGATGGAGAGGATGAACTTTTCACGGTTGAATATGACGGGGCTGGGTACAGCCCGCGTCAATTCTTCCGGTATCACGGAGTGCGGGGATTCGTATGAGCTTGTCGACAATGCCTTGCTCTTGGAGCAAGGGAAGGCTTGGCTTTGGGCTGACGGAAGTCCCGTAATGATGGCAGAGGTGACGAGAAGGACAGTTAAGAAACAATTAAAACATAAGTAGTTATGGCAGTAGAAGGAAAAACGATATTACAGACTACGGAGCGCACGGAGCTGACGGGGAAAGAGGGTATCCCGTTTCAGGAGGGGACGCAGAACGGGCACGTGCTGTTGGAGAAAATCAAGGAATATATTAGTAGTGACGTCTATATTTGCCCCGGTGCTTTTCAAACAACAGAAGGATGGTCTACAACAGACGTAGAATCTATTGTAGGGAATTGGGATGAGTTTACAAAAGCTGTCTCAGGTGGTAAGATAATTGTTGGTTATTTTCAAAACGAGGGACAATTTGTCAAAAGTACAGCCTCAGTGATAGAAAATGACGGGGTAACCTTTTTAAGTTTTAGCTTTTATCAGCTTCTTTGTGTATATATTATTGACCAAAGTTATATAACTATTGTTACTATTGATAATTTTCTTTGTGTGAGTTCTGTTGTAGACAGACTAAATAGTTCAGGAACTGAATTACCTCTCTCTGCCAACCAAGGTAGGATTCTTAATGAAAAGATTGCGGAAATCTCAAATCCTGTCTCTGCGGAAAAAGACGGATTAATGTCGAAGGAGGACAAGGAAGCCTTTGACAACATGAAAGACGGCGGTGCCATCGAGTACAAGGAAATTTCCGGGCAGACGGTGGATGCCGATGACCTTATCGTGCCGAAACTCACCGTAAGATACCTGAACAAGAACGCCTCCACAGCGGAAAACATATCGAATATACCGGCAAAGGGAGGCTTCGTTTTGGAATCAATGTGCGTGAGGTATGTGGATGAGGATAATTGCGGGTATATACAGACGTATTACTCCCAGAATTCGGATTCGAGGATACTCCCCTTTTCCCTCACAAGACAATATACAAACGGGAAGTGGACTGAGTGGCGGAGTACCGTGGGAAGATACCTGTGCGTCAATGAAGCCTACGAAAAAGTGGGAACTACTTTTTTAGGCACCGGGTTCCAGGTGGGGAACATATTCGACCGCTCCATAGTGAAAGACGGGGCTTTGGCCATTTCAACTCAAAGCGTTGCCCTTCACCTGACAGGAGTTAAAAACAGTACCACTTATAAGGTTGTGTCGAATTCTTCAGTGGGATACTGGATGATGAAGAACTGCCCGAAACAATTTTTCCATGCCGGAAAGGTCGCAGTAAGTAAAGACAAGACAAGCGAATCGGATGAGACGAAAAAAGAATACGTGGCCGAAGTGGTGTCCGTGGATGCGGAAGGGGGGACCGTGACGTTCTCGGAGAGCTTGAACCCATACACGGATTTCAATGATTATTCCGCCTCGTTCAGAGCCTATGCGGAAAACGGTTCGTTGTGCCTTTCGGCAGGCACTTCCACATTTCTCGGCATCGCCGGGGAAGAGTGCGTGGCGGGCACGGAAAGTGATGACGGGTGCGTTGCCCTTGGCGACCGTTGCGTGTCCACGGGTGGTTGTTCCGTGGCATTGTGTTGGCAAACGGTGGCGCGTAACTTCGCCGAGACGGCATTGGGGATATCCAACAAATCGCACAAAGGGGATTCTGCGGACAAGCAGACATTGTTTTCCATCGGCAACGGGACGCATTATTTCAACGATTGGGGGACGGCAAAACAGAAGAACGCCATGGAGGTGATGAAGAACGGTGACGTGTACATCGAAGGTATCGGCGAATATGACGGAATCAACGATGGTTTCACAGCCCAATCCGTGCAGGAAGTAATCTCCGGTTTGCTGTCGGAGGTTTCGGCATTAAAGGAGGAAATAGAAGCTCTAAAGGGAAGCGGAGCATGAAAAAAGGGAGGCCGCCGCCTCCCTACACATTAACCTTAATCTTAATACTTTATGAAAACATATTAATTACGTAAGCGTCCCTCGCGGGAGGCGGAAACAAAGTTAAACAAAAAAGTGGAGATATGAAAGCAAGTAATTCATTGATTGAGGCGATAAAGAGGTTCGAGGGATTCCGGGGCACGGCTTACCGTTGCCCGGCGGGCGTGTGGACGGTGGGCTACGGGCATACGGCGGGCGTAAAGCGTGGCGACAAGATGACGGAGGGCGAGGCGGAACGTCAGCTCAGGCGTGACTTGGCGGAATATGAAGCGTTCGTGGACAAACTGGGCGTGACGGAGAGGCAGAACAAGTTTGACGCGTTGGTGGATTTCGCGTATAACCTTGGGTGCGATGCGTTGGCCGGTTCCACACTTTTGAAGAAAATACGGGCTTGTGCGCCTGATGCGGAGGTGCGTGGGGAGTTCATGAAGTGGGTGTATGCGACCGTGGCCGGGAAGAAGCGGAAGCTGGAGGGACTGGTGAAGCGCAGGAAATGGGAGGCTGACAGGTTCTTTAATATCGCGTGAGGAAAAGGATGAGGTATGAATGGGGAAAAGGATGAGGAATATTGGCCGATGCTTGACGATGGCGGAGGAGACGACGGGAAGGGTTTGCCGCCTTGGTTGGTTTTCCTCGTGTTGGCCGTGGGTGTCTGGATGCTGGCGCGGGCGTTGGCGGTGTGAAATAAATGATTATTAACCCGGTGGCGGGGAAGCGGTCTTTGACTTGGTGGGATTGCAGTTAATGAAGATAAATAAGGCTTAACAAGCTTGGAAAAATGAACAAATTACTCTACTTTTGTTCTATTCAAATGTTAAAATATGAAAGATAATGCACTTTCTGTGGCTAATTATTTCATTGATTTAGCGAAAAAGGAGAATAAGAATCTAACACAATTAGGTTTGATGAAACGTGTCTATATAGCTCATGGATTCTCTTTGGCGATAAACAAGGAATCTTTGCTTGACAAACGTTTTGACAAGGTGGAAGCATGGAAATACGGGCCTGTAATTCCATCTGTTTACCATTCTTTCAAGCAATACAAGGCCGACCCGATAACAGAAAAGGCCGTTGTGATGGATTGGGACGAGAATAATTGTACGATTTCATTTCCGGAGCCAGTGTTGGAGGGTGACAAGGCAAAGAAAATTGTTGAGATGGTATGGAAGCGTTACCGTGATTTTACGGATGCTGAAATGGTCACTTTGACGCACCGAAAAGGTACGCCATGGTCTGTTTGTTATGTACCGGAACAAAATGTTCCTATTCCGGATGAAGTAACAGCCCTGTATTATGAAAAGCTTGTTGAAACGGTATTAAAGTCGCACAAGTCATGAAAGGAAAGTTTGAAGACCTTATGCGAATCCTTTCTGATGAAGGCAAGGACAAGGAGGAATCCGAAGAATCACAGGTGAATTTGTTGGAACAAACCTCCAATGAACTGACAATAGATTACCTGCGTGCACAGATAGACCGCCAAAGGGAGGAAATAGAGGGACTTAAACAAGACCGTGAGCAACGGAAAATATTCAGTTACGTGATATTTGGATTCATGTGCATATATATGTTGATATCTCTCGCTCTTGTGTTCTTGGACGGATACGGGATAATATTCTTGTCAGACAAGGTACTTATAACCTTACTTACCACATCGTTGGCCAATGTGATAGGGATATTCAATTTTGTTGCAAAATATTTGTTTCATCCTAAAAAATGAAGATAGTCCCTTGCATCAGGGGAATAGTAGTCAAGCTACACGAAACCATTCCGTTAACCAAGCGGCAATCCCACATAAACAAGTCGGGGTTGCCGCTTTTTCGTTGCCACAAAAAGAAGTAGGAATGAAGAGTTTTTTTAAAGTGTTTTGGCCTTGGCTGATGGTGCCGGTGTTCTGGCTCGTGGTCGGCCTGTTATTGTTTGCTATGTGTGGATGTGCACGGGTACAATATGTTCCGGTGGAAACGGTCAGGGTGGACAGCGTGTATGGTGTACGTTGGTTTTCGGACAGTACTTTCCTCAAAGATTCTATTTACATAGAGTTGAGGGCGGAGAGGGACACAGTGTATAGGACAGAATATAGGTATCGGACACATTGGAGAGACCGCGTGGTGCACGACACATTGGAGACGGTCAGGGTGGACAGTGTATCAGTACCGGTTCCGGTGGAACGTAAGCTTTCGCGGTGGGAGGAAACCAAGCTGCATTACGGAGGATTTGCGCTTCTGGCTGTGGTTGTTTGTATTCTTATCGGATTCGGAAGGTTTGTGTACAGGCTGAAAAAGTAACGTTTGCTCCTTCGGGGACGGGAGTATAAAAAAAGCCCCCAACGTTCCTTGCATTACCACATGACAAGACGCGAAAATAGCTCGCGCGTTGAGGGCTTTATGTCTTCATCGCGAGCTATTGTTGTATATAAACGCCTTGTCATGTGGTTTGACAAAGGTATGAATAAAAATTGAATATTGTATGTGTAAGGCAGATATTTTTAATGAGATTATTCAGGTTGTCAGCAGGGAAACGGAGATTGCACCCAAAGTCATATTGTCGGGAAGCAAGGAGGCGGAGGTCGTCGATGCGCGTTACTTGCTTGTGTATTTCCTTTTTAAGGAGGGCTTCTACCCTTCCCAGATTGCATCATTGGTCGGCAAGACGAAACGGGCGGTAAACTATATGCTGTCTAACTTTTCTTCACGTGTGAGGTGTGGGAAAATGATGGGAATATATCGGGAAAGAATCGGGAATGAGTTGGGAAAGAATTGATTTTGAGTGACATAATGTATTTGTAGTTTTGCAGGGTCAGGATATGCCTGACCTTGTAACTATTAATTAAAAATACATTATGGAGAGAACTTATGTTTTTAATCAGGAGCCTTCGAGCGGTGGGGGCAACAAGTTTGACATCATGGCCATGCTTCCTAACCTGATGGGCGGCAAGGGAGTGGATCCTAACCTGATGGCGCTCCTTTCTCAGGGACGCAACAACCAGGACCAATGGGGAGGCTCATGGTGGTTTATCTGGATTATCCTGCTTTGGTTCTGCTGGGGCGGTAACGGATTCGGTTTCGGAGGACGTAACGGAGGAGGATTACCTGCTGAATTGAACGGTGATGTGGGTCGTGAATACCTGATGAGCGCCATTCAGGGTAACGGCAATGCCATTAACCAGCTCGCTTCTTCTTTGAACTGTTCTACACAACAGTTGCAGACGGCTTTGTGCAATATCCAAGGCTTGATTCAGGGTGTAGGGAACCAGGTGGGCATGTCCACGCAGCAAATCATCAACGCCTTCCAGAGCGGAAACCAAGCTATTCTCACTCAGATTGCCGACTGCTGCTGCAAGACGCAGACAGCTATTGAACGTCAGGGATATGAGAACCGTTTGGCAAATTGCGAAAGCATGAATACGCTCACCCGTACTATGGAGGGTAACACTCGCTCTTTGGCTGATGCTTACCGTGACGGTTTTAATACGCTTGTCGCCAAAATGGATGCGGCAGAGGCGCGTCGTCAGCAAGAGGCTTTGGCAGCCAAGGATGCGGAGATTGCCACATTGAAGGGTGAGATTTCGCAACGTAACCAGAACGCTACCATCCTGAATGCCGTAGGACAGCAGATTGCGCCTTTGGCGGCAGGCTTGCAGGCTTTGCAAGGGGATGTGGATGGTATCAAGTGTAAGATGCCTCCCACAGTAGCGGTACCGTACCCGCAGTTGCAGGTATATAACCCGGAAACTTTCCGTGCGGCAGCTTTCGGTGCATACGCCGGAGATGTGGCTTATGGCCGTAGCGGTTATGGATGTGGTAACAACTACTGGGGTTAATTCCGGTAAGAAAGGAGGTAGCTATGTGGCCTAACTTTTTTACAGGACTTCCCTTTCCGTTCCCGTCACTGGGCAGGGTGAATTTCAACACCCTCCCGACGGTGGCGGTCACGGTGGGCACGGAGAATGTGACGCTGGAGCTTCCCAACCATGCGTTCCGTAACAGGGACTATGTGGGAGGGTTCTACATCAACCTCCGTCAGGCGATACCGGCCGGTACGACGGGCACGCTCCCCATACTGATAGGGACAAACGGTGACACCCGTCCGCTTATGGCTTATAACAATGAGCCGGTGACGGTGGCCAACCTTGCGGGAACGGGCATTTATGAAATCCATTATAACAAGTACACGAATGAGTTGTTCCTTGTCAATGGAGGATACAGGCCTACGACCGCCACGGCGGCACAGGCAAACGTGAGAACGGCTCCGGCTGGAGTGAACAAGTAATTAACCGGGGCATCGCAGGTTGCGGTGTCCCTATTTAAAAAACAACAATCATGTTTCAGAATTTAAGGGCAAACAATCAGTTATTCATCCTTCATAAGGAAGCTAAGCATTATGTGGAGATAGGTTCGGTGGTGAGCGTGTCGGCTCCCAAGCCCAAATACCCCATGACACAGCCTTTCCCGTCACCGCAGATAGAAATGGTGGTAGACGTTGTGGCCAGTATCAACGGGCAGAATACGACGTTCCAGAACCTTCCGGCAGGCGGTGACATCGCAGACTTCGGACAGAATGGGAATATCGTAGTCTCATGTTCGCGGGATGCGATGAACAATGAAATCTCGATGATAAAACAGAAGAGCAGTGAGATTGTCAATAGCCGGGATTACCATCTTAATGTGATAACCGCATGCGATGAGATGCTGACCATGCTCAACCCTGAATTTGCGGAGAAACAAAGGCAGGAACAGGAGATTTCAAGCTTGAAAAGCCAGATGGCCGACATGAGCAAGAACATGTCCGACCTTATGGCGTTGAACCGGCAGCTTATGGAACAGCTTGGCCTGAATGCTGAAACATCTAAAACCAAGAAATAATTATGGGAATGTGGAGTATTTTGGAAGAAGGGCGTGACGATTACGGACGCGGCTTCGGAATGAGAGGCGGCAGTGAACTGGAGGAGGCTTACAGGGAAGGTTGCCGGCATGGTTATGAAAAGGCCATGAGAGAGATGCACGGAGGAATGGGGTTCCGTGGTGAAGGCGGTTACAACGGTGGAGGAAGTTATTCCGACATGGGAGAACGCCGTATGCCGGGCTACTTTCCGGAGTATCCCCGAATGGATGAGATGGGCGAACGTCGGCGCAGACGTGCCAACGGGGAGTTTTATTAACATGGGAGGGGTGGAATGCCCCTCTTTCACTAAATCATAAATGGGTTATGGGACAAAGATTGGATACATACGACAGGCTCCCGTCGGGAATGAAAGAGTATCTTTCACAGTACGGCTGGCATTTCTCAAAAAAGATGTGCGAGTGGGCCGTATCGAAAATGAGGGTGTCGGATGATTCTTCATCTGCCGCATCTACAGGTAAGACACGTAAGCTGGATGCAATGAAGAAGGATGAAGTCGAGGAGCTTTTGAAGAAATACGGTATCAAGTTGGAGAAGGATGCCGGATACGACTGCGTGTACGTGGCCAACATGGCGAAGGCGGATTATTACAAGAGCTCGATTGCCGACGAATCACATCTTGCGTTGTTCGTCAAGGATTATATTGATGATCCGGACGGATATGAGGGGTTGCCTTTTACGAGGTTTTACGCGGATTGCATCGGAAGCGGTACACCGATTATGTGGTCGGAGATGTTATGATAGTGCAGGATTTCTACATACCGGAATATGACTGGAAGGTTCGGGTTTACTATGCCGTGACGACGTACTGGAAGTATGAGATTCTTCATGAGTTGAAAAGGATAGGATGCCGGGGTGAACAGCTTGAAAGGGCTGCCCGGAGCCTTTCTGAGGGTAATCCGGACACGGGGCTTACGTATTCTGACTTTTACGGGCGAGAGACGTTGATGGTGATTTCGCTTACGTCCACCCCCGAGCAGTTCCAGAACTCATGGGACCATGAGAAGGGGCATTTGTGCCGACATATCTCACAGGCGTTCGGGATTGACCCGTTTGGGGAGGAGGCGCAGTACCTTAGCGGGTATGTGGGCCAGAAAATGTTTCCGGTGGCGAAGAAATTCCTTTGTGAACATTGCAGAAATAATTTAATAAAGAATCATGGATAAATTAAACATAAGAATTGAAGCAGCCCGTCTTGCCGTAGAAAGTGGCGCAGATAAAGAAACTTTTGATGAAATGGCAAAGGTTATTGAGAAATATATCATTGGAACATTGGATTTATCGGAATATGACAATCCGAATGCGACAATGGAGAAGGCTATGGATCTTTTTAAAATGAATCGTCATGAAGAAGAAAAAGCTTCCGATTTGGGAAAAACGGATGAAGTACGGATACAATGACAATTCTTTCTCCTGGATTTGGATATATTTGCTCACTTTAATATTCAATAGAACATGGAAGTAATGAAGGTATTGAAAGCCGTGTTCAGCGGCAAGAGCCGGGAGGAAGTATATAGTATGCTTTCTGCGGATGAGAAGAGAATATTGAATGACATTGCTGCCCGTCATGGTGTGAGCCGGGGGATGCGAAGAAAACTTGAACGTGATGCGAGGAAGGGAAGACATTGATGAGCTGATTGACAGAACCGACAATATTCCGTATATGGATTATTGCCGGTTGCTGTCGGTACTGTATTGGAATTTGTGAGGACCAATACTATTGTTCATTTTATCAATCCATAAATTTTCAGCCATGACAGAATCTTATTGTAGATGAACTCCACATCATTACGGAAGTCCATATAGTTCTGATAAAGGAAGACCAAATTCGCACAATTATTAGAAATTGTGCTTTTAGCCTGAATGCCTAACACTTTGGATAACTCGTTACGCAACCCGGAAGCCATCTTATCGCCTGCCAAAGAGGATGGAGAGTAAAGATATAATATAATGAAGATGAACTTTTTCCGTTGCATTACTGTACTTATACCTTCATCGGAGTTTTTACAAATGATATTAGTGAACGTTTTATAAATTAGGGGAATAAGCTTCTTATCTGATAGTATCGGTTTTATTAAGATGTTTTCTTCTTTGGACAAATCCGATTTTACGCTTCTGATTTTCCTAATGCGTTTGATTTTATCAAAATCCAGTTCCATGACACGATTATTTAATTAGAAATCCGTATATTTGTACCTAAATAATCGTTGGGGGCCTGCTTGGTCGTGCGGGCTGGCTCCCTTTTTTATTTTCCATTTGTCTCCCGTCCCCACAGCATTGCATTGTAGAGTGAGGTGGCATAGAGTTTCACTTCCCAATTTTTGGTAAGATATTCGTTACCAAGGGCTGCAAGACTGGCTTTGTACCAGAGGTATTCATTTCTTTCAAGTTTCATATATTCTTTTATTTGTCCGGTTCAATAAATTCGACATCGTAGAGTTCACAAAGTTGCTCGAATGTAGCTTCCTCTAAATCATGGTCGAAGATGTGGAAACACCCAAAGTTGTAGTCGAAGTTCTGACCGTCACAGAATGTTTGCTTTTTCGCGAGCGCACACTCTTTGCTTTCCAAAGAGAAGCATACGATTTCGTTTCCTTCTTCAAGGAGTTGTTTAAGCCAGGGATAGTCCTGACTAGTGGTGTAGAATATCATCATAGACTGAATTATGTAAAAATAACAAGAGAGCATCATCTTTCGTTGATGCTCTCTATATTAAAAGAATTCCTTAGTTGTTCTTTCTATTTAATTCTGTCAACTACAATATGCGCTATTTCTACAAATTCATCCAAACACTCCTTTACATATTGATAATGAGCACCTATAACGCCATCATTACTGGTAAGCTCAAATACCGGTTTCTTCGCTTCTTGAGCTAAAGGAATTAGACTATGATAATTTCTAAAATCCGCAATTTTATAATCGACTCCACCAATAACCAAATCTAAGGGGGACAACCTTTCCGAAATTAACGGCTCTATAAGGTATTGTTGAATATATGCAGGAATCTGGTTACTCCAATTCTGATACGCTTTTGTCTTGCGCTGCCTATATACATTGAATTGCTGTAAAATATATCCTGAAAATTTAGGCTCTCCTTTAGGGATGTCGAAATTATTCACTCGCGCTCTTTGCTTAGCAAAATTATAATCGTCAATCCACTGTGCAAATACTCTTCCTATATTTTGAGTGCCTCTTAAAGAAAACAAATCAGGAATCATAGGTATAATAAAGTTATCGCAACTCAATATAACAGAACGATTCAATGATCCTAAGTTAGGACCTAAATCGACGAGGATATAATCTATCTGATTTGATTCTCCGAACTCTTTTACCATCCTCAACAATGAGGATGTTACACGGAAACCTCTTTCTTGCGCTGCCAATATTTGCGTCCACGCATTAGACAATTCTCCTTCAAAGTCCGACAATAACAAATCTCCTATAAAAATCCAAATTCCTCTTCCGGGAACATGATAAGGAGTAACAGTCTTTACATCTCCAGCACCAGTAACGATTGGCTCAATAGCTTTATATAAACTATTGCCTTGTTCTCCCCAAGCCTCTTCGATAATGTTTTCCGAACAGATATGAGCAGTCAAGTTACATTGGGGATCTAAATCGACAAAAAGTACCCTTTTCCCAATTTGTTCTAAAGCGTACCCTAAATGGAAAGTAAAGGTCGTTTTCCCAACACCGCCTTTATTATTGAAAAAAGCTATTGTTTTCATAAATGACAAATTTAAAATCGCACCAAATATACAAAAATATTTGAGTAAGCGATTTGATTATACACTATTTAATTCTTTCAATTCTTCTCTTCGTCAATCATCTTTTTTATCTTGGATGCATCTTCGTATTTCTCCTGTTGGATACAGAGAGCCAAAATATGATATAGCATATCGAGATGTGTGGTGTCGTGTCTCGACTTGACCCAGCGCATGAAGTTAATTGTCTCGTCCAGCCTCTTTCCCATCCGATTAATTATGCGACAGACAAACCATACGAGGAAGCATAAAGCCAAGCTGTTCACGACAAAGAACAGGGCTTGCAATATAAATTCAGGGGTGTTCATTTTAAAACCCTCCTTCCTTGTATTTGGTTATACATTCGTCCAATTGCTTTTTGGCTTCCTCCACAATCTTTTGGTATTGCCTGATTTCTTCAATTTCATTTTCTGACAATTTAGGACAACCTTTGAGCCATGAATGGTAGTTACAACCGTTTATTCCGTAGGAGGAACATTCTGTGTTATAGTCATACCACTTTATCAGTTCTTCCTCGGGGGCATCCTCCTTAAGGTCGGTGACTATCACGTCCATGTTGAAGTAATAGTCGCCACAGCACACTATTTCGCCCACGCATCCGGCGACCCAACTTTGCCGGGCATCCTCATAGTCGAAGTCGTGCTTTTTGCAGAAGGTTTTCAACAGGGAGTTGCAGGAATCGTAGTAATTGTTCAATAATTGGTTATTCTTCATCGCTTCCTCCTTCCAGTAGTTTGGGGTTGTCGTGGATGTTACCATTTTTTTCCATTAAATAATCACACAACCATTCGCCCAAAGGTCTTGTACCCAAAATCACTTCATCTTTGAATCGTATGCACCATGCGCCAACCTTATTATTCCATCCGACAACGCAAACAAATTCTTTATTGTTGTGATAAAATTTGAGTATATCATCTTCGTAAATCTCCTTCCCGTTCTTGTCATAAAAAAAGGAGAACTGCCCGACGGTTTCTGGATTAACCTGTATTGAGGATAGGTCAATAGAATTTATGTCGTTTATGTAATCTTCGTCGGCGAGGTAGCCATACACCCATTCGCCGTTTTCGATTCTTTTTCCTCTGAATCTGATTTCCCGTTTCATTCCTGTCCTCCTTTCTTTTTTAGTTCTGCCACCAAAGCGTCGGATTGACTGACTGGCATTTTCGCTGTTTTTTCGCAAGACAAGGTTTTATCATTACAGAATGCTTGCGTTGCCGCTATGGCCGCCTGTATGCGGACTTGATTCCAGTCGATGGTGTCTTCGTTCTTGGTTTGTAAAAATTCAAGTTCCGACTGGGAATAGTAAATTCCACTGCAATCATCGCTTATATATACTCGTTCGATACCGTTTTTACTAATCACGCGTTCTCCCGTTTCGTTGACATTCACTATATGCCCGTTTGATTTTATTCTTGCTTTCATATCCATTTTACTAATTCAAACTCATATACCCACACATAAGGATTGCTTTCCCATGTGCCTTTGCCGCTTATCTTGTCTATCAAAGCAGCGTAGGCTTCACGGGGTGTATCAAATAATTCCCCTGTTGAACACCAAGAAAAACCTTCTTGCTCATAGTAATTAATCCCCTCTGCCATACAATCAACATCAGATATATCCTGCAATCTCTGTATTCTTACTTTGTTGATGCGGATGCGGTGAAGCATATAATCTGCCCTGACAAACATCTTGTTGTTCCAACCTGCAAGTTTTGTTGGTTCAACACCTTCAAACTCCAGACAATCGTCCCATAAAGCTCCATAAGACATGTATTTATAGCTTTGTGCGATGGCAACGATTTCCATCTCTTGATACTTGGGTTTTATCCAATCGGTATATTCTTTATCGTTGTCTTTATTCACCCAACAATAAGCCAGCCATAAAGGATGTTTTTCCGGTTCGTCACTCAATAAGAAAGAAGTCGGAAACGCTATTTCGCTATTCTTGTACGGTGGTTGAATAGTGGCTATTCGCCTTGTCTGCGTCTTTCTTCCTTCCAATACAGCTTGTGTCAAGCCGTATTTGTCATTAAACATTATCTTTTTCATACTCAATAGTTTTTGTTCCCGTGTTTATACGGACGGAGTTCGTTATACTTCATTTTCTGCTGGATAAACCAATCGATTTCGATACCTTTTTCTTGGCAATACCTTATTATGGAAGCCAATACAGCACAGATTTTCGTTTCTACCGTATTTTGCTCTTCTGTTATTATTCCGGTAAGAACATAGCATATTTCCGAAAACATAACGTCCTGTTTCAAACTTCCCAAATCGTCAACAAAATCGTATGTAGCAGACAAATCATATTGCCTCAATCCTGCCAAATCCAACAAGCGTATCACGGCATCGGAAAGTTCGTCCTCCACGGAATCTTTGATGTATTCGTCAAAAGCGACCTTGTAAGCATGATCCGGGTCTGTTGTGAAACGACATATAAAATCTTCAAATGGTGTCCTGAATGCGTGCATTCTTTTCCTGTCAGCTTCCACGGCTTCCATCAGCTCTGAGATTACCAAGCAGAGGAAGTGTTCATTACTATATTTTTCATCGTGCCATCCGTGTTCGCAGGCGGTCTTGTAGGCACGGTCTCTCAGTTCGTTCAAGTTCATTTCTCAGTCCTCCTTGTTTGGTAACAAATCATCTAAATAAGCCCATTTCTCTATTGCGCTTTTATCACACTCGTAATCATCACATTCTTCATCATCCCATACCTTCTCCGTGCAATTCCAATAACGTATGCCATATCCATAGCCCGTACTTAATTGCCCCTGTACAAGACAGGGTATTTGCGGGTAACGGTCATTCTCATATTCTCCGTGAACCTGTGGTTCTTCGGACTTCATATCATGCCAAGTAAGGGTTATATATTTAAATGCTCCTTGTACATATCCCAACATATAGGCTTCTTGACAATTCTTATCGGAAATTCCCCATGCTTTACACATGGATCTCGCTTCATTTCTTACTTGTTTTTCTGTTTGTTCTGTCATAACTCACTCCTCCCTATTAGGTATTAAGTCTTTGATGTATGCCCAACGCTTCGGTTGTATGTCACTTATTCCGTACATAAATGAGAATCCGCCACTGTGATAAAATTGACTGAGGAGAAAAAAACTACTACCTCCCGATTTTACCTCCACGAGGCATTGGGCGTTCCTGTCTTTGGGTTGTTCGCTTGCGTCGTGCCACACGGAGTTGATGTACCAGTTGGCACCATCAGCAAAAGCACGTTTTACATCTCTAACTTCTGCATAATCGCTTTCCTCTGCTTGGGCGGTATATATTGCCGCCGCTTTTTCAATATCTTCTTTTTTCATGGCAGTAACTTTAAACAGCTTAATATCCTTTCCACCGGAGAAAGCCAAATAGAACCCATTTTCGGGGTCTAAACGCAAGGCCATGGATTCAGCCTTGCGCAACAAGGCTATGGAATAGTCTATCTTTTTATCTAAATTCATAATTCAAACAGTTCTTTTTGTACATATACATCGCCGTTTTTCAGTCTCACTTCGCACAGACATTCTTCTCGAAAGCGTTTTTCCTGCGCATCGAAATATTCTTTATCTATCTCGGTTCCCCAAAAATCAAAGCCCATTTTGTAAGCGGCTATCCGGCTACTTCCACTGCCCAAATGAGTGTCGAGAATCTTATCACCTGTTTTGGCATAATTTTGCAGCAACCATGCGTATAAAGCTATAGGTTTTTGGTGCGGATGAATTTTCTTTGTTCCCGTTTCGGACCCCATTCTATATCCATCCCATGCAATAGAAACCAAATTGGCGGGAACTTTTTTAGAAGTAAAAGCTATCTCGACCTTAGAATATTTGAAAACGGGATTGCTATTAGACATTTTGTCCCAAATAATGAGATAATTTGTGCTTCCCAAAAAGCGAGTATAATAATTATATCCCCAAATAATACAATCTTTCGACACACGTATCAGTTCATCAAAATAGCTTTTATCAGGAATCGCATCATTTTTGTAGCTCGTCTCCTTAAACACACCCCCTTTATTACGTTTCTTCCAGTCTTCACCTATCCCATATGGCGGATCGCATATCGCTAGGTCAAAGAACTTGTCAGGAATAGATTTCATGTATTCCATACAGTCCGTGTTATATACTTCACTTATTGGCATAATTCTATCATTTTCTTATTCAAAATAAATTGTCATACCACCTTTTTCCTGCGGTTCGTCCACACGGACGAATACGACATCCCCATCTCATAAGCTTGTTCCATGACAGTCATGTTACGGAATTTTGGGGAATGGTATTCTTTGGCTTCCGGATATTTCTGTGTCAGGCCGTAAGCGGATGCCTTCTGGTAGATGGAACTGAGTGAATGCCGGGACAAATACACGGCAATATCGTGTGTGGGCATGAAGCCGTAGTTCTTTTCCAAGAAATGAAGTTCGGCCGGCGTCCAATGGTTTATGTGTTTTGTTTTCATCGTTTTTTGAATCTAATCTGAATGAATCCTCTTTTTTCCGTTTCTCTCAACAAGTCCATATCATCATCCTGTATTTCGACCAGAGTTTCCTTGTTGACGGTCATGCCCCAAGGGATGCCGAAACGCTTCCTGATGCGGGCGCGTATGGATTCGTCTTTCGTTACCCAGTAAATAGTCAGTTTCATGGTGGAGTGAGTTGTCTGAGGGCTTCTTTGTCGCCCATGGAGGCACGCTTTTTCAGTTCCAAGTATTCTACATAGGAAATACGATTGTTCCCACGCTCCTGAATCTCCCTTTCCCGTTGGACTCTGTACTGTTCCCTTTCATAGCGATCCATGTCTTGCCGTCTTTCACGAACATATTGCATCAAGGCGTTGGTTATTTTCATCGGGTCAATCGTTCCGTAGAACGTGCCGTAATATCCCATTTTAAACCGACCGATAAAGAACAGTATTTCAGCGGAGTTAAGGTAGTAGTATTCGGAAAGTACCAGATTTGCAAGTTCGTAAATCTGACCGTTGCTGATTTTTGATTTCACCTCTGCAAAGTCGTTAAGACTTCCGAATTGTATAACCAACCATTCAACAGGTGTTTCGTCACCATAAGTGGAAGAAAGCAGTCCCAATGAGGGAATATTATGATTTATAGCCAGTCCTGCGTGTGTGGCCCCGACTAACAACAACTTTCCTTGCAAATCCTGATTGTAATCCCTCATAAACATTTCGGGAGTAGGGTATTTAATCAATAATGCCCTCTGCTTGCAGTTCAGCTCGCTTTTTTGCGGCAGCTTCCTGCACTCTTGTTGCGACAGCAACAGCCGAATTAAGTTTTCGCTGCTGGCTATCTCGTTCATTTTGGTTAGTCCTGTTTCCATTGTAATTTCCTTCTAAAATTTTGATGAAATTTGTCGGTCTGAATATCCAATCAAAGTCACACGACCAGTTCTTATCGTTATGCCCCATAAGAAAGGCTGATTGAAGTACGTTTTGAAATACGGTCATTATTGCATTTTTTCCGTGTTCTGACGCTCTTGCTTTTACTGCTTTCTTCCTTTTGTCGGTCATGGAAGTCACTTTAGGCAATTTCCCCTCAAACATTTTATTGAATGTTGCCATAAGGGCGTTATAGTCAATCCTCTCTTCATGGGGTAAAGAATGTCCGTCGTCCCCTTGGGGGACTACAGGGGGTATATCTTCCTCTCCTTTTCCTCTTCCTATTATAAGCACTGATTGTTCCGTGAATGGTACGGTATTGTTCCGTGATTGTTCCGTGATTAATACGTGAATATCATCTTTATTGCTATCAATCAATAGTTTAGGTATGTTCAAATCCTCGTGATTCGGCTTGTTGATTACTTGATGCCGAGTGAAATTAGGCAGATATATGAATCTTTCTTCCTTATAAGAAAGCAGACATATAAATCCATTTGTCACAAGCTCGTTCATCCATTTTTCAAACTGTTGCACTTGGATTTGGTCATACGGAAATATTTTTGATTTCAGCCAGATGGTATCACCTATCACCACGCCTATATCATCAGAAAAACTCCATAACCCTATGTACAGAAGCCTTGCATCCCTGCTTATACGACCTATTTTTGTATCATCCCAAAATTTAGGTTTGATAGTGCGTATTCGTGCCATGTTTGTTCATATGTTCCGTGATTGTTCCGTGATTAATACGTGAATATCATCTTTATTGCTATCAAT